ATGAAGAAAATTTTAACTTCACTTATGCTAATTGGATTAGTAGTATTTGGCTTTCTTTTACCAAGCAATAATGCAAGTGCAGCTGAAAACACGCCACTTGTCGACAAAGTGCAAATTACTAACATTGGAAACAATGAGTATATCGACTATGGTCAAGGTAAAAAGTATCGAGTTTATGCATATAAAAACACAACATTCAAAGGATATGCATATGACGCAAATGGACAAGCAGTACCTGCTGGTACAACTTTTTACATTTACTTCGATGGCGCACTAAATTTTGCTAAAAAAGATATTTTATGTACTGTAGGAGCAAATGGTGCATTTGAAGGTTCAGTGGAAATGCCTAGTGGTAAGGGGAATTATTCTTTCTGGGCTTCCAGATCAACACACTACTACGATATTGTGACTCTTGGTTATTACAATGGTCCTAACAAAACTAATCCGATTTCAAAAGCAAATGAAAAAACAGTTTATCATTACGCTCAGGGAGTATATCATCCATAAAAAAGAGCCAGCCTATAAGCTGGCCTTTTTTATTTTATAGAAATATAGACGTTATAAGTCGTAATGTAGTAAGTTTTTCCTTTTAAATCGTGTTCTTTATATTGCACGGATGCTTTCGGTTTAACTACTCAGTTTAGATATGATGAATTAGTAAATATAAATTAAAAGAAGCCACCCAACAGGATAGCTTTCAATGTTTATTTGTTAATGTACTCGTACCACCAGTTTCTTTCATCCATCCAAGCTGTAATCTTATCAAGCTCGCCATTAGGTAGTACTTCAGTTTGTAAGTACGCTAAACCAGTTAATGGATTAGAGACAACTTTCCCTTTTGTTCCACGCTCATTCATAGCATTTACGACTTCCAGAACCAATGAAATGCCAAACCCACCAGATTTAACGTATTGATAGCCACCATTAGCAACAGATTGTTCAATTTGTTCCTCTCCTGTAAACCAAGATAATGATTTACTACCAATTAATTTGTTCAAATCACACTTTCCGATACCTGGTACATTTCCTGTCTCGGTATATTGCCAGATATCACATGGATAAGCTGGTCTATTCCCGCCATAACGAGGGATCCAAACAAAGTCAGATTTTACATTTGCCATACCAAACGGAGCATACATATGATGACCAACGTATAAACCAACTTTCTGAGCACCTAATCGCCGTAATTCATCAATAAATGCTTGTGTGCCCGCTCTCATATCATTCATTGTTTTTACTTCAACATCTGCAACCCAGACTGTCGCGCTCTTGTCTCCACGGTTCCAGAAGTCACGAGCTTCTATTCTTGCATCATTTTCAGAAACGAAACGACAGAATGCATAGTTACCAAAAGGAATACCATGTTGCTTCATGTCTTGTACATATCCTTTATACAATGGATCTACATAATTTGAACCATCTTGTACACGAGCGATGATGAAATCAATGTATTGCTTTGCTATAGGCCAGTTAATGTCACCATTCCATTTTGAAATATCAATAATATGTCCCATTACTTCACATCTCCTTTTCTATCTTCTTGTTTTTGTTTACCACCTAAAATCTCAACTGCATTTGTTAAAGCTTGTGGAAGTGGAATGCCCATACGACCAGCGTTTTCTAAAAGTGAAAGTAACTCATTGCCCATGAAGAAGAAAATAGTCGCTTCACGAATTGCGCTGTTACTTCCTAGTGCTGAATCTAGTTGAGCAGCCGCTCCGACTAAAAGAAAAAGCACCACCTTTTTGGCGATGCCTTTGAAACCAACTTTACTTTTTAACTCTCCATTATATCCTGCTGCAATCATACCAGTTAAATAATCAATAACTGCCATCGTCACTAAGATTTTCAATGTTGCATCCCATCCTCCCAAGAAATACCCACAGAAGCCACCGAATGTAGCTATAAATGCTTTCATTAATATATCAATACGATCCATCTTTACATCTCCTTATTTATAATAAAAAAGAGAGACGCTTGTCCCTCGCTCAGTAAGTATTTTTATTTTAAGATATTAAATCATCCCTTTTAATATTAAACCCAAGACTGACATAGTAATTGCACTAATAATAATTCGTAAAATCCAAGTTGTATTCATGCTAATCTTTTCTAATTGCTTATTAATTGTAGCAATGTCTTTCTCATTAATTGTTGTGCGAGTTTCTAAATTACGAATATCTCGCATAATTTCTTTTTGTTCTGCTTTTAAACTGTCGATTTTTACATATACATCTTCCACTGTATTCACATCCTTTTAAAATCTTAATAAAGCAATCTCTACATGATATGAGACAACCTTATTTATGGTGAATGCATCGCAGAAATTTCAAAACAAAAGCCGTATTTTGTACAAAATAAAAAGACCAACCTATGGTTGCTCTGGTTTGTTTTCAGTTAATGTTATTTGTGGTTGTTCACCTGTAAGCTTATAATAATCTTCTGCACAGACTTTTTTTACATTTCTTCCTACCTGTAATTCAAAAAGTCGAGCCCCTCTATTACAAACCTCACACTTCGTTGCAATACGTATACTTAACGTTCCATCAATCGTACCCCAAACTTCCACTTGCTCTTTTTCTTGAAGGCCTGCATAATCCAACATATCGTAAGGTATTTGTACCAGAACCCCACCTTCAGTACGTTCCGCATCTACTAATCTCCCCATAAAAGGAGTTCCTTGTATATTGTTATTTTCCATTCATACCTCTCCTTTTTATATACCATTCCAAGTTTTCCAGTTACCATCGATACCCATCGTATAGAATGACCAACCAGATGCACCATTCACATAAAAGATAGACCCATAAGATCCAAATGGTTGTCCTCCCACGTTTACTCCGTAAGCTGATATTTTTCTGTTGAAATAAACATCTGCATTCGTGTTAATTCGAAACTCAGGGGAGGTAACTCCATAACCTAAAAATGTATCTCTATTACCTATAGATAGCGATTGTACAGGAGTATAACCGGATGCAATATTATCGATAGTAGTATCCCAATTATAAACAGCTGGTAAATCGCCTTCTACAAGTTGCACACCCGATACACATACAGCCATATTACTTCCGTAATCCCCAGCACCATAAATGTCAAAATAACAAAATCCATTATCAGGAAAGTTATCAGGGATTGTAAAAGTGTTAGAATAACGAACTATGTTTCTTCCTGGCGCATCATATGCTTTTTCAAATCTTAAATCCTCTATTGGTCGTCCATCTGGCGCATAGTGTCCTGTTATAACCCGTAAACGAGGATAATCTGATACAACATTGCCATTATAAGTTGCTGCACGAAAATGGGCAGATAAAGTATACTTTTTACCCCTTTTCACACCACTAAACAATGGATATCTAATCCAATGCTGAACATTAATACGCATAGCGTTAATCATTTGCTCATAACCGAAATCGGTATAGTTATCTTCGATATACGGTTCGCCCGTTATTCTCCACTCAGGGCTGTGCTGGATTTTTCTCATATTATTCGTTGGTAAATAACATGAAATACTAGAAAACATATGATCCGCAATAAGGTTCTTCTTCGGCATAACAGAATATTTTTTGCCGAATTCATCTTGATAAAGAAAGTTTGCCATTCTAACAGTAATACCGCTTTTATCAATCGTTACAACATCACCAGAAATTTTAATTACATTGGCATCTATCCCTTGTGCAGTGAGCCATTTCACAACTGTATCTGCATTAATATCAAGTTTTGCAGCATTGATTGTAATTTTCCCAGGGGACATATTAATAGCAGTAACAATGCCGTCCTTTAAAATCTGCGCAAGGATTCCTTCATCTAATACCTGGAATTTAGATTCCGTTTTCTTTACATAGGCATTATAGGTCTCATTAATAAAACTTTCCTGTTTTCCGGAAATGATAGTAACGCCTTCTTCATTAGCAGCGATACTTCTTTCTAACTCTGTAACTTTTTTAGTGTAATCTTCAGTTGCTACCTTATCAGCCACTTCTTCCATGATTTTATCTTTATCTACAATATCAACAGGGTTCTCCATAAATGAAGAAGGTTTATCACCAATTTGCAGCATAGGTTGAGCTGCCCACAGCCTTCCATTTCTACGCAGCCAGTATTGTACTTGTACTTTTTTCGTTCCTTCTACAAGTAGACCAAACACATGATGTCTTACCCACATTCCTTGTGTTAACGTAATCTCTTGTCCGTATTGCTTTAACACATTTCCATTTGCATCTAAACATTTCAATTCCATTTTCGCGCCATTATCAATACTAGACTTATTATCTGTATAAAAGTATGCGGAAAACACATAATTCCAACCAGGTCCAGCATTTATAAGTTCATGTGAAGCGCCCCTGTATACGTCTGTTGTATTTCCTGTTGAGATTGTACGAAGTGTATTACACCCCTTATATAAAACGGTTGTATCTCTTGTGGTTCCTGATTGAAGCACCCAATATTTCGTGTCATTTTTCCAAAGAACATTCCGTAATACAGTTTGATTACCAATTCCACCAACATAATCTTCAACATCTTTTATTTTCAACTGCATTTCCAACGCTTTACTATGTTGTTCTATCTTTGAAGTAGCCTCACTAAGCGTTTTCCCTTGCTGAGTTTGTATTTCTTGCACTTTACCGACGCTTTGTGAAATACTATCCGCATTTTTCTCTACTGCTGTTACACGTTTATCAAATCCACTCTGATTATTTTCTACATCTGTTATGGTTTCTTTGATTCCCATCACACTTTGCTCAATCTCGGTTGTTTTTTTCGTGAATATTGCTTTAGAAGTAACTTCATCATTAGCAGGTTGCCATGTAGTTCTTATGTTCCCCTCTTCCAATTTCGCATGATGTGAGTTTAAATTACCATCAATATTGCGTCCAGAGTAATAAAACCTGATTTGAGTTACATCCTTATCTTGTGTTTTGAATGTAACAGTTAGAGGCTCGCCCTTATAATCTACATTAATCTTTAATTGTGAGTCTGCACGTACAGATTTCCATTCTTGCTCTCCATCTGCATATGTTATTGCTGCTTCTACACCAAACCAAGGATTTGCATTAAGTTTTATCATCTTTCCAGTGAATAAAAAGGAGATGGTAATTGTTTTGCTTCTATAATTAATCTTATCGGAAAGAGTCATTTGCTTACTGTCTGACCATGTTCCGGTCATATTCTGCTTGTTTAACCCTGTTTCTGAATCGCTTGCTAGATTAATTGAACCTACAGAAATGTTACTCATATCGGTTTGTAATTGTTCAATGGTCTGCTTATTTGAAGTCGCAGTATTCTTTATTTCATTTGTTGTTTTTGTTAAACCATTGGTTGTTTGCTTCACATCGGCAATAGTTTGTTTTGTACCTTCAACTGTATCTTCCACTGTATTTAATTTCTCAGTTATCTCACCGTCTTTTTTCGTTAACGAGTCAATAGATTTAGAAAAACCTTCATTAGTTTGTTTCATTTCAGAGACCGTTTTGTCAATTTCACCTTGAGAGTTTTGTACATTCTTAATAGTTAAAGAAACTTCTTGAAGGTTTTCTGTTACTTCCTTGAATTGACCAGCAGTTTCTTTTTGTGCTTCTTCCACTTTCTTATTTAATTCATCTTTTGTAAGTTGAATATCCTTATTAACCTGCTCCATTGTTTCTTTCTTGATAGTTTCTGGATCAGGAATAAGTAGCTCCCAACCTTCACCGTTCCACACTTTTAAAATACCTGGTTTACCGTTGCTAATGTCTCGCCATAATGTCTTACCTACTATAAGATTATCGGTCGGTGGATTTTTAGCTTCAATAATATTCACCGTATTATTTTTCAGGTTTTCCTGGACCTTTTCCGCAAGTTTCTTGGCGGATTCGGATTCTTTTTGAGCATTGTTTGCTATTACAACAGTTTCTTTAACTAACTCATCAAGCTGATTAAGGATTTCTTGTTTACTACCTAATGAAGCCAGCACTTTATTATAGAGCTTCCGCAATTCTTCATTAGCATCCACAATTTCTCGATAATCTCCGAATACATATTTATCTTGTGAAGGATCAGTAAATGACTCATCACCAGCAATTGCGCGTGCTTCTAAATAAAGTTTCGGTGTAAATCCAGTATCTTTAATCCGGATTGTATCGCCTTCATTAATTAACTCATGAGCTAGACCAAATACACGCCCGATGCTTTGCGCTTGGACCTCATAAACAACAGAAGTATTAACACGCTTTGCTAATTCTGTTTTCATCAGAGTCATAAGACGCTGCGGTGTTATATCTTCTTCTGTTTCTGGTGTATAGAATCCGAACTTATGTTGACCACGCTCGTTCCATCTTTGAAATGCGTCACTGTCCACAATGTAAGGTAGACCATTGTTAATGCTCTCAACTGTGATGATGATGTCTCCTTCTTTTTTTACGAAACCAACTAATGATGTACAGATGTTTTGCGAGTTCTCAACACGTTTAATTCCTATTAAATCTTTCCCAAGAGTTACTTCTTTCCCTGTCTCTTGTCCTCGTTTTTTTACCATATCAACATAACGGCCAATGATTTGAGAACCGACTACTTCTGCACGGTATTGTATTTCTAATTCAAACAAGGAAGCTATCTTTTTAAGGAAAGATAATGGATCAATGAATTCATCAATAGTCATGGAGCGGAAACTAGCATACTCTATATTTCCTGTCTTCCACTTTGTTCCTGCGAGAGCTATATTCACCATTTCCATTACTGTCTTACCCTCTAGTTTTTGTGGAGGAATAATTCCTGCTTTAGCAAGTTGTATCCATTCACCAGATGCATATGCAATTACTGATCTGTCATGAGAATCCTTTTCTGCTTCAGTGATTGCATATGGAACAATTCGACCATCACGTACTTCTTTTAACACTAAATTTTGCTGTATGAGTGTTGCTGCATGTTCTGTATTATCAAATACTTTGAATTCTAAAGTATCGATATTATTTTGGATTTCCCAATGCCTTTTATCATCCCAATAATCTTTTGGCTGGATATTTGCAACGATTTGTTCTGTTTTAAAATCCACGACATGAAGTATACCGCTAGGTGCTCTCATCTGTATCTCTCCCTATATATCACCTTTGCTTTTCCGATATTTGCTGGCATAATTTCTAATTTATTTTGGCCCTTATCGATTTTAGGATAATCACTAAATAAATCTTTTAAATTAATTGCACTTGCGCCATTGATACTCACAAGACTTTTTTCCGTATCAATTCGAACTTTATCCCCTTGTTCAATAATGTAAGGAGGGTTATCACTTGTATTTTGGTTTACTTTCCAAACCTTGATATCATCAACTGTTATCGTTTGCGCTGGATCGTTATTCCACCATTGCGTGATAGAAAGCTGTATTTGCGCTACTTTATTCATTAAAATCCCATCTGCATCTACCCAACGCGCTTTTGCTCCGGCATCATCTATCTCAGTGCCTTCAGCAAACTTTGTAATGAAAAATTCCCATTCATTCCCGATTCGATATACTTGTAATCTACCGTAGAAGTTATTCCAAGTGTTCGAATACTTACCGCGCGTATTAATCATGGTTTGTTCTGCTGGATGCCCAGGATAAGCAAGTTTAGCGAACCCATGCGTTTCTTCCGCTTCCCAAAACACATCATTCATTGATAAGCGAGCGACAGGTTTACTACTTTCATCGAGTAGAGCTATTTCAACTCGTCCCATTTGAACATAACTGGAACTAATGAACCTCACGTATGAAGACATAATGAAATCTTGCAACGGACCACCAGGAATACTCTTTTTCATAATTGCGCCATGATGCCCTTTATAAGTGTTATCCCCATAATCTGTTACATACACTTGATTGCCATTTGTTTTGAGTACACCGCCACCTTTGGCATCTTCAAATTCCGATACATTTGTCCAACCAATTATTGTAGACATTTCATCCCACATTACACGCTGCTTACGTTCTACTGGAAGTTGATTTACTTGTAATGGATAACCAATTCGGAAGTATTCATTCCCCCTCCAAACATCTAAAAATGTAGAAGGATTTTCAACTTCAATTTCAATAATAGGCTCTGATTCTACAGTTCCTTTATTTTGAACACTAGCAATTAATCCGGAACCATCCGTTTGAAATCCTACTGTTCGAGTAGGCCCTAATTTATAAGGCATTGGACAAATAAATTTAATTGTTCCTATTCCAAGTGTTACAAATTCATCTGGATCAAAGGTGTCTTCCACAACTGCTAAATATGTTCTATTTGGTTCTGCATCAAAAATAAGTTCTGCTGGTTGGCCTGTAATTAACCATTCTGCAATTTCTTCTTTCATAGTTTCCAAATCTGAACCCTCAGGAACTATAATTCCTACAGGAATAGATAAAACACGCATTTCCGTTTGGGTGTTTAATAGTCTTGCTCCTGTATATCCTGGAACACTTAGAAAATTCCTTTTCACCGGTGCCCAAGTAGGTCTTTTCCATCCTTTTTCGATTTGAATAAAATCCTTACGTATATTGTTAAATGTAAAAGAGCTCATTTTGACACCCCGTTTCTTTATAAAATAAAAGAAACCCAAACCTAAAAGGCTGAGTTTCTCTTTTCTTCTCTTTCTTGATACTCGGTTGTATAACGATAAGTACCGCGCGCCACGTCTCTTCCTTCTAAATTTACAGGTACTTCAATAACTAAATCTCCACCAAGCATTGGAATGACTCCACCGCCAGATGATCCGAAAGAATTATTAATGACTTGATTTGATACACTATTTGTCATGGCTTGTCTACTGTTTGACATACTTCCATATACACCACTCATGACGGTCTTTAATCCTGCTAATTGGCTTGCGGAACTAGCCATCATACGGCTCATATCGTCCATTAATTGATTTATTTCTCCTGATATAGCAAATTGTTGTCGTGGCATGGCTGCTACGATTCCTGCGCCAATATCTCCAAGTGTCTTTTTATTCAAAGGTAAAACTGCTTCTTTTCCGGCTTCTCCTGCACCTTGTAGATTGCCGCCATTCATTCCGAATATAGTCGGTTTAGTGAAGATACCACCTTTTGCACGCCAATCTATATTGAGTCCAGAAGGGAACGTAATATCCTTCCCTAAAACATTTTTCGTACTAGTTTGCAAGCTAAAGTGTGGAAGAGGTGGCATTTCAGGTTTAGGGATCTTTAACTTCAAGTCACTAAAAAAGCTCTTGATCTTACCAATAAATTTTTCTACACTGTCAACTGCATCTTTAATTGGATCAATAATAAAACGTTTAGCTGCTTCGAATTTTTCTTGTGCAGCACTCTTTACAGAATCAAATTTTTCCCGTGCTGTGTTGTACATATCATTGAATTTCTCTTTTGCAGAATTATAAGCTGAAATAATTGGTTCAACGATGTATGTGTAAACCATCTTCCAAGCTTCAAGTGTATACCCTTTTATTTTCGCCCAATTTCCTAATATCCAATTGGATAAATCATTTAACTTTTCTTTTGTTGCGTTCCACAATTCCTGAACAGGCTGAATGACATATTGTTTTACTAAATTCCACGCTGCAGAAGTATATGATTTAACTGTTTCCCATTTCGAATTTAGCCAAGAAACTAAATCGCCAAACTTTTCTTTTACTAAGTTCCAAGTATCTATGACAGGTTGAATAATATATTGCTTAAATAGTCCCCAAGCGATTTGCGCCATAGCTTTCGCAATTTCCCATTGTGTACCAAGCCAAGTGACCATTTCACCGATTTGTGTACTTACCCAGTCGTAAGCTTCCTGGATTGGTTGGATAATGTATTGACAGATTGCTGCCCATGCAATTTGTGCACCTGCCTGTATTAACAACCAACCAGCTTCTAAAACGGTAGAAACTGCCGAAATAATTGGATCTAGCACAGTAAGAATCGTATCCCAGGTTTCTTGCCATGCTTGCGTTAATAATCCCCATAATTCAGACGCTGTTTCAGTTAAAGAAGTCCACCAAGAGGAAGCTGTTTCCACAATTCCGGACCATAGACTACTAAAGAATTCACCTATCGGATCAAAGAAACTATGCATCATTTCAGTGAATGAGGCCCAAGCTCCTGAAAAGAATTCAACAATAGAATTCCATGTACTACTACATATTTCACCTATCCCTGTCCATAAATCGCTGAAAAATTGACCTATCGGATCAAAAAATGCATGCATTGTTTCTAAAAATGAATTCCATGCTTCACTTGAAGATTGAACGATGCCATCCCAAAGTTCTATTAAATATTCTTTAATAGAATTCCACATATCTATAGTCCATTGTTTTATAGAATCCCAATTTTGATAAATTAGTACGCCCAAGGCAACTACAGCAGCTACAACCACAGCGATTAACGCTACCCATCCCATCATTGCAGCCCCTATACTCGATATAACGACGACTATAGGCATTAAAGCCATAAATGCTCCCGAAATCACACCAATAGCAATTGCAATCGCTGTTAACGTTGCTGCTAATTCAGGATTATTAGAAATCCATTCAGCGAATTTAGATACAAGATCCGCTATAACCTCAAGAACTGGCTGAAGCGCAACTTGTAAATCTTGCATTGCTTTTTGAAATTTAACTGCTGGATTTGCATCCATTTTCTTAATAGAATCATTCAGTTTATCTTGTTGCTTCCCAAAATCAACTGTTTTCTCTTTCGCACCTAGCAAAGTATTACTGATGTTTTGCCCTTGATCTTCATACATTGTCATTTTGTTATCATAAAGGCTTTTTATCCTCTACTTCTTACAGTTCATTTCCTGTAAGTTCGGCATACGTTTTCACTAATAAGTGTCGCGGTCTCGTGGAGGGATTATATCTTTTCACCCTCTATGCTCTGCCCCTGACTATACTTTGTATAGCCTTCGGTTCAAATTAGGATTCGCACCCTCTTTGCTTTATACCGCGATTTTACTTCGGCACAATTCATCATCTACCGAAAAACTTAACACCTAATTCATTACGCTTGGTTTCATCATCAACTTGTGATAAGGCTTGTGCAATCTCGGTCATAGCTGCTGAACCTTCTTTACCACCATTAGCTACAGCTTGACCCCATTTTTGAACTTGTTCTGCTGAAATTTGTGTACCTTCAAGGGCTTCTGTCATTGCTTTATCGACACCTTGACCGAATTCAGCCGCTTTTACACGACCTTCTTTCAGTCCATCTAGCAAATTATCGATATTCCAGGTTCCTGTTTCAACCCCAGCTGCCATAATAGCTTGTACTTCTTCAGCGTTGTATCCTGCTCGCGTTAACTGACCACCATATTCGGCGATAATATCTAATTGTTCCGGTGGAAAACCCATTTTTAATAAGGCATCAGCCATACCAAGAGCGCCTTCTTGTGAAATGCCTAATTCATTACCGATTTCATTCGTTTCTTGAATTAATTCAGTAAAATCAATGCCAGCATAAGCATTAGAAATAACAGCTGCACTCTTTACGAAAGAAGCATTTGCTTCATCACTAACATCTTTATTCAAAGCCCATTGTCTTCTTACACCCTCAAGTGCTTCTTCTGCATCTAATCCATAGGCTGAAATTCCTCTCACAGCATCCTCTACTGATTTTTTTGAGGATTCAGGAACATCAAATCCTATTTCAATTTTTGTTTTTAACTTTGACATATCAAGTGCTTTTTCAACAGCTGCTGCCATTCCGCCACCAGCTGCCATTCCACCGATAACATTTTCTAATCCAACTTTTAGACCTTCAAACTTCTTCTCAGTTCTTCCGGCTTCTTGTTGTAAATCTCTCAGTTCATTTCGTACTTGCTGAATTGAATTACCAGCATCTACAGATCGTAGTGCTCGCTGTAATTTCTCTATATCTGTTTCTGCCCCTAACGCTTCACGGCCAATAATTCCAATCGCTTGCTCTAACTGACGACTTGTAGCTGTTCCATTCCGAATTGCATTCACAAGACGATTTCCTAATGCTCCTGCAAAATCATCAACGCTTTTTCCTGTAGCTCTAAACAATGTTTCTAATTGTCTTGTAGAACTCGCTACATTCTCTTGCTCAGCTTTCATGTTTCCAAGTTTATTTTTCAGACCATTAAGCGATCCTTCTGTAAATTCAATTTCACGCCTGAATGCACGATATTGTTCTTCAGAAATTTTACCGTTTTGAAATTGAGCTTGTACTTGTTGTTCAGCTGCTTTTAACTTGTCTAGCTTTTGTGTTGTATTTTCAATTTGTTGTGTAAGTAACTGTTGCTTTTGAGAAAGTGCCTCAATATTACCAGGATCAAACTTTAACAAACGCTCGACATCTTTTAATTCTTTAGCTAAAGCATCACTTTGTTTATTTACATCTTTTAAAGCATTCTGTAACGGCTGAGTGTTACCACCAATTTCTATCGTAATCCCTTTAATTCTCCCTGCCATTTTCTCACCCCTTTCTTAGAATGAATCGAAGTCTTTTTGATTTGCTTTTCTAACTTTTTCTTTATCTGGATTCTCCAGCTCAGCGAATTCAGCAATGTAATCAAAGCAATCACCAACGGTCATTTCTTCTAAATCACCTTGTGTTAAATTTGCTTTATAACAAAGAGCAAGAAACAATTCAGTAGTAAATTCTTCATCATTGAATGTTCCTTGCTCTCCATTATTTTTCTTTATTTTTTTTTTGCTCCCATAGTGACCTGAACCAATTCCATAACTTCTGGCATAATTTCTTCAATTGGGAATTCCTCAAATTTATCTAGCCACGTCATAGGATCAGGAATATTAGGATCAGCCGTTTTAGCGTATAACCACGTTAAGTCATAAATAAGTTCAAAATCTACTTTACTCATATCGACATTAGACATATCAATGGGTTGTTCTGACCCATCTGATGAAGCTAAAGCATTAATTGCCCCTAACCCCATCAAATCTGCAAATAAATTACGTCTGAATTGTGCTTTATATCGCTTAACTGTTGCTGCTGTAGCTTTTAATTTGACTTGTTTTCCATCGATTGTAATCGTCTTTTCCATTTACTTACGCTCCTTTTGGTGCTGCTGGTTTTTTAACGTACACTTCTTTGTACCAGTTATCGTAAATTGCTTGAGTCGTTTTAGAGGTTGTTTTTGTTTTAACCATTGGTCTTCCGCCGGGAACTAAAACAATTGGACTAGAAACAAACTTCAATTCATTTGTATTTGGTTCGGCTGAATTTGTTTTTGTTTTAGATGCGATTGTCGGGCGACTTGCTGCACAGTTATACATAACGTGGCGAGTTGCGTTCACATCGCCATCAAATTCAAATAGTAATGCAAATGATTTTCCTTTGGCATCAGCTAACTCATTTAATACACCGTCTGTTTCATCTAACTGTTCGCCTAATGCATCAATAGCGAATTGTTCCGGAATAGTCGCAATAGATAACGTTCCATCATAACCTTGGTTATTACTTGCTGCGTAATAAAGCATGTCATCAGCATAAAATTCAATTAAATCACCGCGTGGTTCAAAAGTTAATTCAACTCCACCGGGTAGTGGAATTGGTGTACCAAATTTCACTACAAAGTCTTGAACATCATATGGAACATAATGTACATTTTTCAGACCAAACGTAACTTTATTTTCTTTATTCACTTACATCAACCTCGTTTCATAAATTTTTTGATACATTTTTTCAGATTCAATAAAAGTCCCATATGAGTCATAAGGAATTTCATGATCGTCTAGGACTTTTTCAAGTTTTTCTTCTGCAACTAAATCTTTTTTAGTTGTGTAAAGTTCAATATTTGCATCGTCTATCTTGTGATACACCTTGTTATCAGCCATTAAATTTGCTGATCCATCCACAAGGAAACATATATAAGGTGGCGCTGGAACTGGCTTGGTCGGCGTTGCTGTGAAATGCGAATAAGCCACAGGATAACCTGTAGCCTCAAGGATTTTTGTTAATTCACCTAACGTCATTGTTGAACCGCCCTTTCAATACGTCTTGGCAATTCATCAATTACATATTCTTCAACTGGACGGATATGCACCTGTGCCGGAACACGCCCACCGCCAACTTTCGCATGTCCTTTTTCTAACAGGTGTGTTAATTGTCCTTGAGTATTATGGATAACAACACCATTGCCTTCTTTTTTCTTACGCCAACCTTTACGATATGCACCTGTTTTTTTAGGACTTTTCTGCTTTAATTTTTCTACGGCAACATCAGAAACTTCTTCTTGCGCTGTCAGTAATTCTTCTTCCACAACATTCGCATATCTTTGTAATTCTCTAGCAATCTCACTCGCAAAATCATTCATATTAAGTATGCTCCTTTGCGATAATAGTCAATGTTTGATACATTTCATCATCATTCATTGGCGGTTCGATAATGTCAAAGATACGATTTTTCATTTTAATTCGCATTAACTCTGTAATACCTGTTGTATAAGGAATTACAAACCTATAAATTCGTGTAGACTGTGAAGCTGAAGCTTCAATGTACTCCGAACCTTTTACCGTTTTTATCATTGCCCATGCTTTTTTAACTTCTTGCCAATTACCTGTTTCAACTTCTTGATTCAAATCATCTTTTATTACTTCAGGTTGCTCAATGATAATTCGATTTCTACAATCACCTGTATTCAGTGGTTTCTTGTACTGAAAAGGACGCATATTAATCACCGTCCAATTTAATTTCTTCTAATGCTTTATCGATACCTAAACTATTAATCTGACTTAAAAAATTCTTGTCAAAATACTCTAATGCATCGTTATAGACATAACGAGAACGTTCAAAGACTAATTCTTTGAACTCCTCGTCTTTATTTAAATCATAATTCCCACAAACCCTAAGTAATGCCTTGTTAGACGTAGAAAGGATGCGCTTTAGGTTATCATCTTCCTCATCACCCAAGTGCATCCTATCTTTAAATTCCTGTAATATTTCATTTGAAATTACTGTATCCATTCACATCATCCTTGTGTTGGTGGATTTACTTCTTCAAGCTTTAATGTGTAAACTTGTGAAGTGTATTTATCCTTCGGTTTACCTGTAGCATATTGTTTAGCAATATAAAGTGTTGCATCTTCTAAAGCGAGTGTTTCATTATACTTTTGGATTGGCTCCGTTCCACCCATCGCTGCAATGTACTCCCCTTTAACAAAGAACACCACTTGTCCTTGAGGTACAAATACAGATTCTGTTGGGATTGGATTAAAAGGTAGGCTCGTTACATATACACCTGCCGCATTTTGAGTTGTCGCATTTGCTTGAATATCAAAAGTATCGAATGGATTTGTTACCATAACTACTTTCCCAGCAATATTTTTAGGTCTATCTGCATCTGTTTTACCATCAGGATTTAATTTTTTAGCCAATAATTTAACCACGCCTTTTAATTCATTAATCGTTTTACGACCTGGTTCAAACGTTAAAGTTCCTGCTGGCTTTTTATCTGGATATACTCCATTCACTACACTTCCGCTAGGATCTTTTAATAATCCAATAGGTTCTTCTTTACCTGTCCCCACTACAAAACCACGTTCTAAACCTACTGACATTGCTTCTGTAATCATAGTACGAACATATCGTTCCACCCATACTGGACCAAGTTTTAACATGTCGTTTGCTAATGGAATAAACGCAGTTAATTTAAGTTGAGTAATAGATTCTTTTCGGAATGTAGCATTTAACTGTCCTTTAATATCACCAAATAACGGTCCCCATACAGCTGCACCCTCTGGATCTCCATAAATAAATTCTGTCACGGCTCCTAAATTCTCTAAACCGATATGCTCTAGTAACGGATGACCTTGAACTAAATCATCAAAAATTCTCTCTTGTGTTGTTTTAGGCAAAGTTTCAGTAGATTTAAAACCACCATCTTCAACAACAGCATTAAAGAACTTCATTTCTTCACTTGTTAGTACATTAGCACCGCGAGATTGCATAATAGAACGATCTACCATTGATTCATTCACTTGATTTAAAATATCTGAACGAACATCTGTAGCAAGTGCTTCAATCATGGAATTTAACGCTGCTGATTGTTCTTCCGCTGTACCTTCTTGTGTTGCTTTCGCGAAAGCTAGTTTCTTCTCTTCAAAATTATTAAACTTAATAACCATATTTTATTTTCCTCCTAAAGTTAAAAAGAGCGTACTCAAATTCTGTTTTGTATGAACAGGCTTTTGAATAGGCTCTTTTGGATTTGTATTCGTTTGTAAATCATTCAGAATTTCATTTTTCAAACCTGATAATGCTGCATTTAAATCATCTTTTGTAATTCCTGGGCTTTTGTTCATGGTTCCATTTCTAAAGCCATCGATTACCTTTTGTGGAAGCATGGCAACAGTAGAAGCTGACGCTGTCATTTTAACCTGATTATCCATAAACATGATTTCATCCACAAAATTATTTTCTAATGCTTGTTGTGGACCCATCCAAGTTTCTTCAGCCATCATATTAAGCAGTTCTTCTTCTGATTTACCGCTTTTAATGACATAAGCATTTACAATTGCCCTATCTGTCGTTTTCAACATTTCAGCTGCCTTTTCCATGTCACGATGATCTCCACCATTCCACATTGAAGCATTATGAATCATAATTTGTGCTGTAGGTGATATTCGGACTTTATCACCAGCCATCGCAATAACAGAAGCCGCACTTGCAGCCAAACCAACAATTTGAACTTCCACGTTACCAGGATAATTTTTTAATGCTGTATAAATTTCTGACCCTTCGTGTACATAACCACCAGGACTGTTAATCGATACAATTAAATCATTACCATTGGCATTAGTTAGTTCTTTTGAAATTTTACCTGGGCTTGCAGCATCCATTTCAAACCAATCATAAATCCAAGCTTCATCATTCGAAATAATTGGTCCTTTCACGTCAATTTTCACCGTCATTTGTATTCTCACCTCCTTCAGATTCAGTTAGTTTCGTATAGTTTTTCGTAATATGATGTGTATTTAAGTTTGGATCATCCGAAACTTCATATCCTACTTCTAATCGAATTTCATTTCCTGTAAATGCACTTGAAGAAATGAGTTTATCGATGCTTGTCGCAAGATCAAATATACTTTGATAAGAAACAGCTTTAACTTCAATTTTTTGACCTAAAAGATACTCCTCTTTTTCAAAAAATTTAACGTTTGCTTCATCAGAAATCTTTTTTAATAAAGGTTTCACTGTGAAAAGCATATAATTTTTCGTTTGCTTTTCTACATCAGCCATTTCTCCATATATCAAAGCTGTTGGTATACCAAATGCCATAGCTACTTGATTTAGAAAACCATTGGTTACTTTATTAATTTCCTCCACACTCTGTCCAGAATTTGCTCCACCTGACGTTTCAGCATACTTAAAACCTGGTTGTTGTGGAATGATAGCAACGTCTTTTTCTCCAATCGCTTTGTACATGTTATCAATGAATTCTTGAAGCTTCGCTTGATGTTCTTTACTCTTTGCAGCAAGCATGTCCATATCAACTGTTCCGCGAATTTGATTTTTGCGCTTTTGAGAACTTAATATCCTACCGAACAAATCACCATAATCAGTAAACAAACCATCGATAAGAGGTGATAACTTGTCATTCCGATATCTTAAATGAATAACTTCACTTTGCTTAAAACTTCTCTTAAACTGATAATCTTTTACTGTGACATTCGTAAAGGTATCTTCAAACACAGCATATTCATTATGTTCAAAGTCATCAGCAATAAGTAAATCACCATCATCAGCTTGTACAATTAGCGCTTCATTATCAAAAATAAGTTTGTAAATGAAACTCTCCCAAAAGGTACTTGCTGTCATATTCTTATTGGGTCTAACATTTAATCTGTAATAAAGATCATCTTTTTCGAATTCTTCACCATTTTTCACTCTGAATTCGGACTGGCTAATTGTTCTTCCTAAAAAGGATATACATGTATCAATTGCTAATCGCTTCATGTGTACTCTATTTGCTTTTTCAATAAACATTTCCACATCAAACATAAATCCTAATTCACTATTTCTTTTAAACACCGCATCCAGCCATCCAATGATTATTACCCCCTTTATTAGAATTTAATACCGTCTAACATAAAATCGAATTCATCAACAAGAATGTTATCCGCTTGCCATAATGCATGAATAAAGGCTTGGAATCCATCTGTTTTGCGCTTAAATTCATCTTTTTTCAGATATTCTTTGTTGCCGTCTTTTTTGATGTGGACGTAAACATTGTTGGTGTACCAACGCATTAATGGATTATCCCCAAAAATAATACGATTGTTCGCAAATAACGTTTCGACCCTAGGTGCTAATAAAGAATGAATCGCTTTTGGATTACGAATATATAACAATATGAAACCCTCAGCTTCAAGTGCTGTTTTAACAAGATCAAGACGGAAAGTATCAGCTACTATTGTGTTAAATCCGTATATCTCACGCATTTTTACAAACCAATCTACAATGTGAGAGATATTAATAACTGGTTCATCCACAATAGTTAGTAAACCATTTTCAGCCCATTCATATATAGGTGCTTTTAATTTCACTTTGTCCAAGAATCCTTTACGTACAAATGAATGACCTTTCCATATATAATCTTCACCATGTTTAAATAGTAAACCGACCGCAGCAAAGTCTTTGATGCTGGCGAAGTCGAGTCCACCTACAGCTACTTTATGTTTTAAATCAGGAACTTCTCTGAGCGTTTCTCCGTCTTCTTCAAAACCAGTACGCATGATTTCTTCCCATGAGGCTACAGACTTTGTTAAATCTGTTTCAGGGTAATTCATACGTTTTGTTATGAATTCTTCACGGTTTGAAGGATTATTTTCTAATTGTTTATATTGAGTTAATACCTTTTTAAATAATTGTTTAGCATAAGAACTTCTCGGCTCACTAAACATCGGATTAGCTTTTTCCCATACATCAGGATTATCAATTTCTTCTGGATTATCTATCTTGCAGATGAAAGGGAATAATGGATCTTCTAAATCTTTTCCCTTTAGAATGTTCATCGCTCGCTCTTTCGTTTTGTCCAGGAATCCGTCGCGGACAAAGCCATCTGTACCAATAAAAAATTCTCTAGCATTCGGCACTTTTCCAAGTCCACTAGAGAATACATTTACTACATCAAAGTTTTCATATCGATGTATTTCATCGTAAATAACACAACCGTCACGAAGTCCATCCTTAGAACCAGCATTAGATGTATGATATTGCATAATGCTTTGTGTATCATTACTCAGTATCTCTACCTTGGTTCTATAAAACATGTCTTCTAGTATTTCTTTTCCTTTAATAGCATCATAGACTTCACGAAAAGAAACTTTAGCCTGCTTCTCATTGTTCGCCACAATTGAAACATTGTATCGATCTATTCCGTGCAGCGGACTAATAAAGAAATGGCATAATGATGAAATTAAACCGTTTTTACCACCACCACGAGCCATCATAATTAAAAATTGCTCGTAAAAAACAGAATCATCTTCTTTGTAGAAAAGAAAAACAAATGCTGTTAGGAACTTTTGGAACGCTTGCAATTCAAAGTACCATTTCTCAGTGAATTTTATATAGTCCTCATGCATTTCATTATCAAAATACAAATCATCGCGTATTAAGATGTATTTCTCCAGGTACTCAATTAGCATTATGCGCTCTTTATTCAGCTTAATTTTCCCTGCGCGATACATTTCAATATATTCAGTGACATATTTATTTTGAATCATGTTAAATCTTTAATAGAGCGCACAGGTTTTGAAGGAACTTTCTTTTCTTCTGCCGATGCTTCTAATCCAAGTGCATCTAAAATCTTTATCATTCGATCATTTGTTTTGTGTAAATCATTAATAGAAGGATTGGATTTCGGACCATGCATGCCAGATACTTTTATTCCTGTTTCTTCAATATCATCAACAAGAATACACTTTAAATCCCACAACGATAAATAGTCTTGAATTAAGTCAGTGTAATGATTACCTATAATCTTCTTTTCTTTCAATTGGTTTGTTAGATCCTTTTCAATCCTTTTTCGCATTGTTTCACGCTTCACTCTAGCCACAATATCCCTCCCTTCTGATTTACATCGTTTTCCAATTTGATATAACGCGCGAATTTGGTTATAAATTTAAAAAATCGACCCCCTCCTCCGGTGCCCCTTAGAGCAATTTTTGATGAATTTTTTTAGGGGGGGGTATTATTATCGAACCATTTTTACCACTTTTCATCGTTTTCCCATTTATTCGGTTTCTTTTTGAATGTTCTACCGTGTTCTTTATTGTGGCAATCCACACAGACTGTTTCGAGATTGTCCATTTCTAATGCAAGTTCTGGATGATATTCTAGTTCTTTTATATGATGGACAACTAGTTGTATCTTCTTACGCTTTGCACTCTCACTGTATTCATTCGTGTCTGTTTGTACTCGACCATTACGTTTACATTCCTGGCATTCATAGTTGTCACGCTTCTTTACTTGCTCTCGTATACTCTTCCACTCACCACTGTCATAGAACTTACGCTTCTGTTGTTTGGTTTTATATTCTTCCGTCCGCATATATCAGTTCCATTTCTTCTTCCACAATAGGATGATTGTGCTGTATGATCTTTGTGTTAATACGTTCCTCGGTATCTTCTACATGTTCGATGTGAATGTAAGTACCTGATCTATGATTGTAGTTTGTCTTCCAATCAAAGCTAACCCTTACTCTTCCCTTTATCTCTTTACCTTTGTACAGCACAACAGGAACAGCATTGATACCTGATTGTACAATTTGTAATAAGGGTTCTACACTCTCGTTAGATTGTTTGTACTTCCCTAGCTTAAACATATCTACAAAAGCACCATTACATTTCGGACAAACAGTTACTTCTTGATATTCATCTTCTGGCGAATGATACGTTTTAATTTGATAGTCACAAACTAAACAACATCTAGAAACCTTACTCATCTATCTTCACTCCTTACCATTCTCCTAATAACTCACGTAACTTCGGATGTTTATATTCATACCAGTTATAACCCATTGATAATAGTGGTACGAGTTCTTCTTGATATGTTTCTAAAGCTTCTTCATCACTCGTTTGCAAATGATCCTTCAAATGTTGTAATGAATAATTCATATGGAATTTTTCATTACTCTCACGCCAATTAACTAATGTATTGATTAAGTAATGTCTAGTCATTGACTTCAATCACTCCTGGATTAATTCTTTCCTCACGATATTGAATATCAAGACACTTTTCATAAAAGAATGTAGCAGATACATCAATAGCTACTTGCCCACCATCAGCAAAGAATGTTTGCGTTTCACTCCCTAACACTTGATACTTATGCTCACACATTACCCTTACCCCTTATCATCCCTTAACAAATAGGACCAGAAAATTCTTGAACAAAAAAAGAGTGCTTTTCTTCAAAGCACTCTTCCAAAGGAATTTACCAATCTCGACGCTTATCATGATCACAGTCATGATGCTGATTACGTCTGCGACGACATTCATCACAATCGCAGTCACGATCACGTCTGCAACGACAATCGTCAAAATCCCTACGTCTGCGTCTACAGAACATTAAATCATCCCAAAATCTATCACAATCTCGAAAATGTCTGAAATTACCATTACATCCCATGAATCTGATTACCTCCTCTTAAAAATAGAACTTCATCATATTCTATGTTTAAAAATCAAAAACAGCTTGTTTACTAGTCTATATTTTCTACCTATCTTTACTTAACAATAAATAAGACGCTAAACCGATCACGGCAGCGCCTACGATAATTGCTACTGGTTTAATCATTATTCCACTGATAATCCTAAATCACGTTGAATTCCTGAAAATGAATATCCATGTACAAATCCTATAATACGAATACCTGAAGCATATCTATGTTCTAAATCATCATTATATGTTTTCTTATAATACTCTAATTTTGCAGCGATATTATGCTTACTATTAATAATCACTTCATCACTTAGGAATCCGGTCACTTCAATTACAACAGCAACATACTCCGCCCCTCCATCCACAGCTTCATTAAAACACTTTTCTAAACCTTCTAATGTTAAATCCATCATTCATCCTCCTCCAAAATAAAAAGCACCCATTCGGATGCTTTTTTCATTAAGTATTAATTTGTACTTTAACTACGGTAATTGAAGTTTTATTCTTCTTCCAACCACCTAATGTTGTTACGTTTCTCTGCACCAACATTATTAAGTAGCTGGAAGAAGAGCAAAAGCTCTCCTTAATAACGGTATCATTCAATCGTTACCATCTGCTGGTTTCGGATTTTATGTGCCATCATTACGAACCGTTTAGAATTTTAGAAACAACATAGTGAGTTGTGTTTCCCGCCACTTCCCACAATACAAATATAACACGTTAATTCAAAAATAGCCGACACATTTCCTGCCAAAAAGCGGTCACGACTCTGCCAACCTTTTTATAGTTCAAATTTTTCCACTGCGTCTGTTAATTCCACTGGTACACCAAATATACTCTTTTTCATTTCTGTCATTTTCTTTTTAATAATCCACTTTGGATAATTCAATTCTTCTAAAATATTTCTAAAATAAGTTGGATTTAGCTTTAACACATCTGGGTTTTTTCCAGTATTCCTTTTGTATCTAATTATTACTTCTAATAGTTCTTCATTTAACATGAATCACCATTACCTCCCCCTTACATTTTATATTTATGTATATACACCATTCAATTCCTTGATACTACCACTTACCCATATCTTATATTGTGTGTAACTAATCTAAACGCTACAGCCCTTGATATCAATAGCTTCATAGCACTTTCTCTTTTGAGTTACACAACACAATAAAAATGAGTAACTGTATAGAATAGGGTAGCACCACACATCCATCAACTTAAGGAGAATAAACGCTACCAAAACAAAAAAAGCCCCAAATTTTTCTTGAAAATAAGTTGGGGCTTTTGAAACAGAAAAGTATATTTTTAACTATGAAAAATACGATAAATTTTTCCTTTTTTCCTACTTGCTAAATTCAGCAAGTAAAATTTTTTTAAAAGGGTTAGGACTGTCAGTTCTACCCAAACTATTCCAATTGACGACCAACGTATGCTTGCCTCCAAGTTTACCTCCAACAAGAGTTGTAAACCCTAGAATGCCACCTGTGTGTCCCCATATCGAGACACCGCTTGGAAGCTTAGTTTCATAGATTCCAAGACCATATCCATCGATTCCTTCTTTTCCTGTAGGAACTGTAGTAAGCATTTGTTTTAGTTGCTGTTCTTTCAGTAATTTGCCACCGAGCAAGTAAGAGAAAAATTTGTTTAAGTCGTCAGCAGTAGAAATCATATCTCCAGCAGAGCTACCTGCACTTGGGTTATAATAAGTAACGTCTTTTAGCTCACTTGCTCCGTCTGGTTGGACATATCCACGTGCATGGTTAGTGCCTGGAATAACGCTTGAATTGCCTGGTAGGAATGTATTCGACAATTCAAGTGGTTCAATAATTCGATTTTCAACTTCTTCCGCATAGCTGTTTCCAGTTACTTTTTCAATAAGGATACCCAGTAATACGTATCCTGTGTTTGAATAAGACCAGCCCTTTCCTGGAGCAAAGTCTGGGGGAAAAGAAATCCCCATCTTCACTAACTCTTCAGCCGTATACGATTTTTTTGTATCCGTAAAATCAACGTCTTTTGACCTTGAGTATTCAGCGATACCACTTGTATGGTTCAATATCTCCCGGATAGTAATCTTGTTACCATCATATCCATTTCCTTGAATGACACCAGGCAACCAGTCTTCGATGTGGTCGTCTAGCTTCAGGCGATTCTCTCCAACTAATTGAAGTACAACTGTTGCGGTGAACGTCTTCGTCACACTCCCAATGCGAAAGCGAAAATCTGTTTTCATTGGTTTCTTGGTTCTCAGATCCGCTATTCCAGCGGCATACCCCCACGTTTTTCCACCCTCAGAAGTTTTAGCAAGTATCCCCGGGTATCCAAATTGCAATGTATCTCGCATTGCTTGCTTGACGGAAGTACGATCTCGTTGAGTATTTGTTTGTAACGAACTAGATACATTTTGAGTAGGCTCTGCTTTTACAATTGAGGTTGGTGTTGTATATAACAGGGAACTTCCAGCTATTAAAAGGGCCAGACTTGCACATGTAATTTGACTACGTATTTTCATAAGGCATTCCTCTCCTCTATTCATATTGTATAGGTGTTTGCTTACGGATCCTTACTTCCTGAAAAGACTTAGGGAAAGGCCCTCACGCATATAGATTAAAGCCCCAGTACAAAGGTATCTATCAATACCAACAATTTGAGCCAGTTAAATCTCCATCCCTTCTATAACAAAATTATTCAAAGGTATGAAAGCATATTATGTACCCTTAGTTATTGTTAGGATTAACACAACATGAGACATAGCCCCAACCCATATTTTACTTTATTTATCCATGATATGTATTGAGAAAGAATGTAAATTCGAATCCTTTCCGTATCCCAACTGTTAATCGTTTTTTTCATCTATTATAATTAGTTATTTTGAATTTCATAATAAAAAACTGTAAAAAAATAACGAGTCCCTTAACGTACAGGAAGCGGTTGAAAAATATGTCTAAACGCACAATTTTCTTTTTTGATATGGTGACCCCATCGCAATCAAGCTAAGGTTTTGAAGTACCCACTAAATGAAATTTCTCTTTCTCTATAGTTAGTTATTTTGAGAAGTCAGCTCATTTTTTGTTTTTTGGGTGTTTACTTTTCTTAAGTTGATGGATGTGGGGGAGCACCACATCCATCAACTTAAAGTTTTAATATACCAGAAATCAGGAATATTTTATTCTGTTAGCTTGATAGCGATAGGGTACAGCCAACATTTCGGAAGCTATGTATGTTAGACGAATTTTAACCTAAAAAAGTCGAATTCTTGTACGTGAAGTGCAGTGATATTTCATTCATATAATCCGTATTATCTGAAGTTAATAAAGTCTTTTAAACTCTCTTCTTTAAGAACGTTTCCATAATATCCTTCCTGAATCTTTCATAATCAAACTGAAAAGCTACATTATGCGTTTTATAACCTGGATTAGTAACAAAACGAAAGTCTGCAATGCTTTGACCAAACCCTTCCCCTTGATCAGGAATTACTTTAATGGGTACTCTCGAAAGGCTAACAGCCTCTCTATTTAGCAAATACCACACTGTTACAAAATCATGCATAGGACTTCCACTTATACCTGGATTAGACTTGGAGTAAAAATTATAATAATAATCTAACATAGGTTTAATGATGAGTCCTGCAAGATCCTGTGTATTCCGATGAAATGCATCGATTTGCTCGACCATTTCGGTTGTAACAATCGCATGTTGGGTCACATTTAAAGGGATAATTGTCAAGTTCTTTGCATGTTGCAGAATTAAGTTTGCTGCATAAGGGTCTGCGTGAAAATTAGCTTCAGCCACAGCAGTTACGTTACCTGGATAGAAAAAAGCTCCCCCCATGCAAATGCATTCTCTTACATTTCGCATTGTTTCTAAATTTAATACAAAAGTCGTAGCTAGCGAAGAAAGTCTTCCTAAATTAATAATGGTAAGATCTTCTAAATTCGATTCTATAATTTGATAAATATCATTTAAAGGATAAACTGGATATGAAATTTCAGGTGGAATAATAGGTCCTAATCCAACTTTTCCATGTACCTCAGGGAAATACTGAATTAATATACCTGTCAACGGTACAGAAGCACCAAGGAATACAGGTATTTCTTCTCTTCCCGCAATGTACTTTAAATAGTTAATATTTCTTATTACATTTTCTCTTGATACATTTCCATAATCGGCCACAATTCCTACAAGTTGAATGTCTTTACGAAAAAAGGTGTACAGTATAGCAAACGCATCATCAATCCCCAAATCTGTAAACAGGAGAACCTTTTTTTGCATATCTCTTCCTCCAAAATTTATAGAATTCTACTTTCGCCAATGATGTAGTGATTAGACTACGCTTGTATATATATTTTTTATGTATTCTTAAAGAGTGGATTCTATTCACTTGAAATAGCTTTGCTCATCTAAATTTGATTTTATGTTCAAACGTAAGTTTCAGTTCTTAAGTCGATAAGCATGTGTTGCTATCCTTGAACAAAAAAGCAATGATTAGATTTTAAACCTAGTCATTGCTTTATCCATTGCATCTTGGTTTACTCCTATATATCTTAACGTTACTCGCTCACTTGAATGATTGAATATCTCCATCAGCAAAGCTATGTTCTTTGTTTGCATGTACATATGATATCCAAATGTCTTACGTAATGTATGTGTCCCAATCTCCTCTAAACCAAACTTTGCTGCTGTGGTACTAAGTATTTTATATGCCATGCTTCTTCCGATTGGTCGATTCTTTCCTTGTCTGCTCTTAATTATATACTCATAGTCTTCCATATCTTCAATGTACCACTTTAACTCTCTTCTTAATGCTGCAGTAATGTGAATACGTTTCTGCTTACCTGTCTTCATTTCACGCATTGATATATGGCTGCCATTTAAATCTCCAACCTTCAGTTTTAAAATATCACTAATACGTAGCCCTGTATTAATTCCTATTACAAACAAAATATAATTGCGTTCATTCTTTTCTTTTAGATATTCTTTAATTTGTTGTATTTGCTCTGAATCACGTATCGGTTGAACAAAATTCATTATTTATTACCTCCAGTTTCTTCTGTCTCATAAACTTCTAATCCTAGTGCAAAAGCAAGTTTATAAAACGCTTTAGACTTCCAACGTCGATAAGTGCGCTCTGACATCCCTATCTCGTTATAAACCATGTAGTCACACACATCCTCTTCTTCTAAATAACGTTTATAAATAATATCTCTTTGAATACTTCCTGCACGTCCGTTTCCTAATCGATTTAGAAACTGATCAATACTTAATGACATTTTTTCAAGCCACTCTTCTCGTTTACTTTGTTGAATATTTGCTATAGCAACATCTTCCAATGGTTTTCCAACTGTATGTGTAGGACCATGCTCACGTATTTCATAAGAAGGAGTGACTTTCATTTCTTTACGCATCATCCCAAATTGTCTATGTATACGTACACTTTCCAACACACGTTCTAATTCCTCTTGTGTTGCTGTTCTATCGATTTTTGGTAAGAAAGATAATTGTTTAGTCATGTAAGACCACTCCCTTTTATTTTTAATTATTTTTGTCTTAACGCTCCACGTCTGCGTTCATAACGTGGTCCATGAACTCCCATTAACTCTTCAATTTCACGAGTGCAAAATTTCTCTTTTCTTTTTTTCTTCTTTTTCTTCTTTACGTGATTTGATTGCTTTTTCCATTCACGTAACTGATTCTTTAATCCCTTCATTTCCCCATCTCCCTTTTCAAAATAAAAAGGACACCTATTCGTAAAACAGCCTTAATTGCTGCTTTAATGAATTGGTGTCCTCTAGTTTTCTAGCCGGACTATATTTGTTTGCTTTTAGCTTTTTTGCTTCCCTTATAAAATCCATATCTATGATCAACTTCCGCAATCAAGATTACAAGTACCATAATAATTCCAGCTTCTATGAAACTTTTCGCATTACTAAAGGTCACAAACATGATGATTAAGTAAAGAGCCAAATACATTCCAAAAAACTGTTTACTATTCATTTTCTATCCCTCCAGTACTGTTATTTTATTATTCCGGGTTTCACAAAAATATTTCTCCAAGCGTTATCAACTTGATATTTCTCTACTGCCTTTGTGCGACGCGCGATAGCTTTACTAATTTTTCTTTAAATTAGTCATTCTCCTAACCTCTCTTTCTATTAAAAGGATTATTTTGTTGAGTTTTCTTTCCAACTTTCGCCTTTACGAAAATGAATATTCCAGGCTTGTCTTTCTGTGAAACCTACTTCTTTTAACTCTTTTATATTTTGTGGTTCTTCAAAAGTGCACGGCACACTTATTTCTCTACTAAAATCAAAACCAGATTCATTCGTTTCACCAGAAGGAACATCAGCCCAATCCACACTGCCCCTTATTTCCACACTTTCTCCATCAGGTGTTTCTATAAAAAATTTTGCATCGTGTAAGTTCAAATTCATTTCCCTCTACCTCCTGAATAAAAATCAACATTCGGTCAATACTGTAGACAACCCATTAAGTTACTTTCTCCTAGTTCCCCCTTGGAGAACCAGCCGAGCAGTTAGCTTTTCCTAGCTGCTCTTTTAATTGCACGTTTTGTCTTAATACTCATATATTATCGAGAATCAAAATATGATTTTGTATTAAAGGAAAAGTATTCTTTTTCATTACTCTACACCCATTGCCTTGGGCCGAGCAGTTAGCTTTTGCTAGTTGCTCTTTATTTGTAAAAAGCACTCAATTAACTAGACTTACATATAATATTTTGAGTTCCTTTCTTTATAAAATAGTCGTTATAAAATGAGGCTCGTCACAAGAGCACTTTACTAAGTGATCTTTTTGTGTTCCGAATTAATATAAAATGATATTTTTATTTAATTTATAAAATAAAACTGCTTGTCCACTTCAACCCATTCACTTCGATACATTCTTTAATTCCCCTTAACAACCTTTGGACTTCCATATAATTACATTCCAACTTCATGATTTGCTTTTTGCAACCTTTACCTCCTATGGCGAGCAATCATAGAAGATAAAGGTATGAATGAAGAAAATATTGTTTTACATGGAGTTGCTGTTGAATCAAGTTTAATCGATTCAACTCTCCTATCTATTCTTCGTCATTCACTTTACCAACAGAAGCAACAGGAGCAACAGGTTCAACGATATTGATTTAGGAAGCGGACTCCCTTATATATATTAAAAGCTTTTTGAAGTGAACCCATGTTCCTTATATATTATGGAATGGGTTTATATTTGTGACATAAGGGCTTATTTTTTTATTTATTTTAATTTTCAAGGGCCTTTTTCTTATACTTGTTTGTTAACCAATTCATAAGTTGTAGTGTGTAAGTGGGTGAATGATAAGGATGGTGTAAAAATGAGTGAATTTAAAAAGAAATTTCATATTCCATGTGAGTGTTTTCTCCCCCCTGTACCCCCACCTCAAGTTGGACCAACCGGGCCGACTGGACCTACTGGGCCGACTGGACCTACTGGGTCGACTGGACCTACTGGGCCGACTGGGCCGACTGGGCCGACTGGACCTACCGGGGCTACAGGGGCTACAGGAGTTACAGGACCTACGGGACCAGCTGCTACGGCATGTTGCCCATGTACGAATGTTCTTGATAACCCTGGATTTGATGAACCTGCAACACCAGGTACTCCAGTTCCAGGATGGATTGTAACGGGCAATGTTTCAGAAGTAGGATTTCCAAATGCGCACAGCGGTCGTTTTCTTCCAAATGGATCCTTGAGTGCTTTAGCTGTTTCTATTGGACCTGGTGGAATTATGACCCAATCTGTTGATGTGGGCGAAGGTTGTTGCTTTACCCTTTCTTTTGCTGGGGATATAAGAGATGGAGCACTCCTTGTTGCTTCTGTATCGTTTCCAGAACTTGGTCAAGGATGTCCTCCTAACCCTACAACACTTGGACCATTAAACATTCCGCACATTGTACCTGTTGCAAATCAACAACAAGCTGGCTTCCAACATTATACCCTTGTTGTGTGTATACCTGCTGATGTAACTACAGCATGTATTAGTTTCCAAAACTTAGCTACGGGTGGAGAAGGCGCAACAGCTTTTGTTGATAATGTTGTATTCCAACCTACTGGTGGACCTTGCACTTCATGTTCACAAAATTTTTAATGCATTAATATATCTGAAGCTTTTCGTTTTTCTAGCGAATCCAATAAATATTAAAGAGTGGCCCCCTGGCTCTCTTTTCATATTAGAAATCACCATATGCACCTATATATTGAACGTATCCCTTTATGATTAACATACAAATGATATTCACCTTTATATAAGCTATACTTCATTAGATCCACTATTTCATCCCTGCGTAAAATATGAAACTATTGAGCAGTTGGCTTTTACTAGCTGCCTTTTTTGAGTTTGTCTGTCCGAATAAAATTCTAAAGTATGTCCAATACTATAAATGGGCTGATACAGCTTGAATTGACAGTGACCTCTGTAATGTTCTTTTCCTCTTTCTCTGAGGACCGAGCAGTTAACGATTGTTAACTGCTTTTTTGTATTGAGTTAATTATAAATTTTAGGTCTTATATCACTTCTACACCATATACTTTTAACTTAGGTATCCAACTCAAAGTGTTACCTCCTATCTTAAAGAACACTTATGCATAGTGCTCTTTTTTCTTTTACTTATTTCTACAAAATGAAATTTTTATACTAATCTTCTTTAACTTCAACACTCCAACCACACTTACAAGTACGTTTGAATGTATCATCGTTTATTTCCAAAGTTCCTTCACCATCACCAATCTTTTCATTTCCGCATTTCTCGCATTTTCCGTACTTATTAATAAGCTGCACTGATTTCCAAGCGTTCATTTTCATCCTCCTCAAGAACCGTAACAGTTAAGTAATTCTTAGCCTTCTTCCGCTTTGCTAACTTCCTCTGATAAGCTGGCGTTGTGTAATAACGAACTGTTGCAGGAAGTACGCCCATATGTTGAGCGCATTCCTTTGCAGTTCCAATACATACGAATGATTCACCTTTATAAACGACGTACTCCTTTAAGTTCATTTTTTCATTCCCCTTTGCTACAAAATGAAGTTTTTGTTTAGTTTTGTTTCTTCCCGCAATTACAGCAGTAAATAGATTTATAATCTTGTGGTAAACTATATCCCCGTTTGCACTTTGATTGGCAACATAAGGATAATGGTAAGTCTTCATGTGTCCCTTTTTTTATTGGCATAATACTTTCACCTTCATGTTTTTTATGACGTTTAGGACTTCCTCCGCATACAGTTCATCTTGATTAACTACATAGTATTTTGGCTCGAGGTTCCGTCCTTCTTCTTCTCTCATGATTCCTATTTTTCGTACAATACCATCCAAAACTGCCAATTCACTTTGAGTTGATACTTTTATAACATCTTCAATTTTTAGCACGCCGAATTTCATCGTTTTCTCTCCTTTTCTAATAAAATAGCGTTTTTGTTTAAATCCAGTTTTTTAACTGTGGCTTTACTAACACTTTTGTGCTAGAATCCACTAGGATATTATTTTAAAATTATTTTTGGAGGCTTTATGAATAATCAAAACAACAATGAAACAAACAACATCAATAGAGTATTGGCAATTTTTCTAATAGTATCACCACTATTAATGCCTATCGTACTACCTACAGCCATAATTGTAGGAATGAAACAATGGATGCCTGATGACGTTGAATACCCAAGTATAATGTCACTATTGACTTTATGTATTGGATTTTTCATAATTGGAATCATCTTCTCTTTCTTATTACGCGTATTTAAATTATCTGAAGAAAAGTTAAAAGAATTAGGTTTCTTAGGATTTACAATTTCAATTGTTAGTACCTTCCTGACAATGTATGTCGGATATTTTTGGCTAGCAAAACTTAATTTCACAGCAGTACAATTATCACCACACGCTGTATTAACCTTTGCGATTTTATCTACAATTCTTTTAGAAGCAATATTTAAGCTGATTGATAAATTTGATACACCTGATACAAAAGAAACAATTGAATAGATATTAAAAGGATTATCTTAGAGCACATATCAACATGTGCTCTTTTTTTCTTTTAATCAAATAACGATTTTGTTAATATTTGATTCACTCCTTATTTTCAACTTTCATATACTTATACGGACTATAAAAAAATACACAATATAGTTCTTGGTCAAAGAGCGCCATACGCCCTAATGGCGCTCTTTTCTATTCAAATAAGAATTTTGTTATAAAACTTCTACCTTTTCGATTATGACTGTGGTAAAAGCGACATCCCACTCATCATGTTCATGACTGCATTTGTACCAATAGTTGATTACCCCTTCAAGTAACACATCACTTGGGAATATGCTGTCTTTACCGTTTTTTATCCAAACTGGCTTTTCGCCATTCATTACATCCTCTGGATCTTTAACTACCGATAGTTCTTCTTGTAACTTTTTCATAACTTTATGAAATTCTTGTTGTGCATCATCTAGTAATTTATAAAATTTAGGTTTTACTTCTTCACCGTATATCCCAACTTCACTAACTTTGTATATTTCCATTTCCATTCCCCTTTTCTCCCAAATAACTATTTTGTACTAATTGCATCCCAATCAAATGTTTCTAATATATCCAACAACTGTTTAACTTTTGGCGATTTCCAAGCTGTCAAAGCGTATGTGTGAACCTGTTTTGTGTAATGATTTTTATTCCCATCGATATGTTTATTAGCTTCTTCTTTGGTTAGGAACATAGTGTCTGGAACAATGAAGGATACTTCCTCCTCGTAAATCAGATAACAATTATCATCGATGTTCTCTTTAATCCACTCAACAAGACCTTCTTCTGATTCGTATTCGCGCATTTCTTTTAATTCTTCAATTTGTTCTTCTGTCAATTCGTACTCCAACTGACCGCTAATAATGTCTTCAATGTACTCTTCAACAATTACAGTTGTGCAATCGTCCATAAAGAATAAAGACATTCTGTCATGATGACCTTCCGCTGTTACTACCCACTTATAATCCATTAAAGCCCAGTAACGTGGTCCTGCCTGCCCATCAGTTTCCTGTGTTTTTAATTCCTGTTGCAAATCCTTTAAAAATTGAATATCCTTGTTCATTTTCCCGTTCCCCTTTACGAATAATCTTTTTTTACATTACACATAATATCTACGAGTCAGCTACACTCTTTCAAAACGGAGTTTTACCCCTCCGGACTGTTTAGGCACTTGGCAGGTGATTTGGTCAATTACCTGCCATTCCGATTAAAATAACGCTTTTGTTAAGATCAATGAATCCAATTATTAGGTGAAAAACTTTTATAGAAGCACCTTTTTTGGACAAATTTACCGGATGAATTAACTGAAATTTCATGTTATTCTTAACGTGTTGAATATCCCAATACATTCAACAATGCTCTTGATTGCATACCTAGTATGCAGCCATCCATCCAGATACCTTAGCTAATACGTCCCCCTAATCGTCGTTATTGCTAAGGTATCTTTTAGATGCCCTGTGTGCAGGGCTTTTTTATTTCAGTGAGGATGCTCTCTTTTCCCATCTAGTTATCAACGCTTTTAGTCCACTTTCTTAATAAAATTCAAATTTTATACCATTTAATTAACTAACATTTAATTTTTTGGGATTTAATGATAATATTTACCTATAAAATCATTACCCTTATACAAAGAACTATGAGCCTTTCCACTCATAGCTCTTTTTTATTACGATTTTCACTTCACATCTACACGATTTTGAATAGCTTCTCGACTAAAACCGTCTGGGTATCTTTTTGCTAATTTAGATATATTCATTTGAGCAATATCTTCTAGGGTATACCCCATTTCGTGAGACATGATTGAAATGTAGTACAAGATGTCTCCTAACTCTAAAGCGATTTTATGCGTATTCCCTTCTTCTTCTCCTGGACAATGAGCCGGATCAAATCCATGACCATGAAAAATTGCTTTTTTTACAACATCAGCAACCTCGCCAGCTTCTCCAGTAAGCCCTAATGCTGCATTTAAAACACGTCCACCGAAATCATTATTTGTATTCCATGTACGTAATGCCGCTTCTTGATATTGATCTAATTCACAAATTTGATTGATATTCATTACCGCTTGTCCTTCCTTTGATTCACTAACTAATTTAGTTGTTTCATATACACTGTTTTCCATAGCGTTCATTTTGATTTCCCCTTCCTATTTAGCAAATTCCTAATCCTATCGGACGATTTTCAATTAAATACTTATCGGCTTGATCTATTACAAGAAGCGCACCTTCCGCTTGGTGTCTCCTTAACGCTTTTGCCATCTTTGCTAAGCTCATACCTTGACTCCACATTTCACGAAAACGTACTACATCTCTTTCATCCCAAATGAAGTTAGCTTCTTCTAAAGCGATGTATATTTTCAAACGTGATTCCTTCATCGCTTCATGATTTCTCGCTACACTCATAAGCGAACCTACTTTCTAAAAATAATTATTTTATTTTATCTTTTCAGTAAACTTAGTATCCACACGATCAACTTTACCGTTTACCCAAACTGCAACTTGCTCACCGAATCCGCTCATTGGTGGATTGACTGCTGTAACATTTCCATCCTTCACTATTAAAAGTTTGTTGTTACTAACATCAATTTCTACTTTTTTCATATGTCCATCTCCCTTTTACTACCTCATGTACTCAACAACATCAGGTTTAAAACCACTTCCTAAATAAACCCGTACCGGAATTATTTCTTTTTTATCCCTTGCTGCCTTACACAATTCTTCAGCTGTATCCCAATTGAAAAACCTATCTACAGCTCTTTGAAATCTCCATATTGCCATTACATACTGTTCAAAAATATCATAGCGATCATCTTGTTTAGTTGTGCGTGGTAATTCATCCGTACCCTTTGCATTGTTTGGAACTTGGACACGTACATCTGCATATGTAACGCGTCCATTTCCTCTCTTAACATTGGCTTTCATTACATCGAACTCACAAATTGCTGGCTCTACATCGAAAATATTTAGTTGCTTAGGCATGTGCCATCCCACTCTTCTGAATAAGATCCAGTAATTCAATTGCCCCTTCCTTGCTTAAAAACATTCGGCCACCTAGCAACTCTATGTTGGTTTCAGAAACTTCACCCGTTACAAAGCATGACTTTTCATATTTTCTTAGAACAATGTTTTCCCCATCGACATGAAAATCTAGTGCCGTACCTTCGACAATCCCTAAAGTTCTGCGTAACTCTACTGGAATTACTATACGACCTAGCTCGTCCACTTTTCTTGCAACGCCTGTGTTTTTCATACCTTACTCTCCTTTAGTATTTTTATATTTATTTAGAATCTCATCCAAACGTTTCTTATTATCTTCAAGATCATCGCTTTGAGTTTGCTGTGGCTGCTGTATTGGCTCTTGCTCTTCTTGTTTGCGTAACCAATCCGGTACAACTTCCGTTCGTTTGGCATAACCTTTACCAGTACGTTTGTTGTTTTTCTTACTCATTTCAAATCGAGTATCTAAAGCAGCAACATCATTTAATGTTTTTACTTTTTCCTTTTCCCAACTACTTAAAATACTGCGAATATATCTCCACTTTGGTACATTTTCATCAATTGCTTTATTAACAGCGTGAATAACTAATTCATTACCGAATCTATCGCAAAACTCACCTAATTCTTGAATTGCAATTTCACTTAACGGAATCCCCTTTTCAAGTAAAAAGTTGTAACTAGTTTTAAATTCTTGATCAATTAATTTCTGAGATGAAGTAGTATCATCATCATTTATATTTGTAGTAATCTCTGTAGTAATCTCTGTATTTGTCTTACGTTCTAGTGTAAGAGACTCTTCCGTTTTATCGTAGGAGGTTATTGCTTTAGAATGTAAGACCCTCTTGCTTTCTAAAGTAATAGGGCTATTACTTTTCAGTGTAGGAGGGTTACCATTTCCCCAATATATAATAGATATTTTCTGAATCATTTCAGGTACAGGTTCAACATACATAACGTTATTACACCTAGTTCCGTTAACAAGAATCGTCCTAAATTCAATTTTTATAAGTCCACGTTCTTTCAAAAAGTCACATGCTTCTTTTACTTGTCTTTTTGTAAACCCAAATGAATCGGCTAATTGTTGATAACTCTTTTGAAGCGTGTCTGCCTTAAACTTTTGTTTATATTGAACTTGACTAGATTCTTCACTTCTTACTTCAGTAGGTTTATACCAATAAACAATTTCTCCTAAGATAGTAATTGCAACAATATTAGGTTTACCATTATCTAATGTAAGTGTTTTAAACCATCCATGATCTATAACATTGCCACGAAAATTTATTTGCCCTATTTGTAATACCTTATTGTTCATAGCTTTCACTCCTTTTCATAAAAACCAATGTGCTATTTTCCTACTTTCCGTGGTATACTTATAACAACTTATTTTTTGAAAAGGACCCACTGCCATGGGTCTTTTTACTTTGCTTCACATCACTCCAAGCCCATTGTTTTATAGGCTCATAAGTTATGTAAAACAACCATGAACCACATGCAATTAATATCGCTAATATAGCTAATGATGTTGTATCTTCCACTAAATCACTTCCTTTTGTGCTTCAAGCCAAGCTTCTAAATCCTTTTGCAAGAAAAGTAATTTACGACCTTCCCTAATCACTGGAAAATGTGGGTGATTTGCTAATTCATACATTCTACAAACTGCTATATTGAGGTAAGCAGCTGCTTCTTTCACCCTCATTACCTTGTTTGGTTGTGATTGTTGTTGGAATGAAGCTAAAGCTGCTTGAATTTCTTCGCGAACAACTTCGCGGATTGACTCTTTAATGATTTGATCTAATCTCATTTTTTTTGCTCCTTTCTAATTTACTTAACCAAACATAACTTAACTTAAGGTTAAGTTAAGGACAAAAAATTTTAATTGCATCTAACTTCACTTTAAAAAACTCAGCAATTTTCACAATTAAATCATAATAAGGTCGACGCTTCCCGTTTTCTATATACCAATAATAAACTTCAGTAATACCCACGGCTTCAGCTACTTCCCTACATGTATATCCCTGTTCTACACGTAGCTGCTTTAGAGTTTTCATAAACAACTCCTCTCTTCCGTTTTTGTTGTTAATTACACAATAACTTAACCTAAAGTTAAGTTCAAGTGTTTCCCAAAACTTTTTTCAAAAAAATTACCTTTCCACTTAACTGATAGTTAATATATAATGACAGTGTGACACCATAATAGTAATTAAGAAAAAATAATTTCATATAAAATAAACTTGGGGTGTTTTTTATTATGTTTAGTCATGAGAGATTGAAATCATTAATTGAAAAGAAGAGCATCACACAACAACAGTTAGCTGATGCAATTGGTGTTAGTCATGTTTCTGTTTATAATTATGTTGAGGGAAAAAAAGCACCCGGTACACGTACACTTCAGAAGATAGCAAATTATTTAAAAGTAACAACAGATTATTTGTTAGGTTTATCTGATTCACCAGATTTAACAGCGAGCGAAGACTTACAGTTAACAAAAGAAGCACACGAAATTCTTCAGATCATTAATGACTTACCAGAAGAACAACGGAAAAAAGCGTTAGAGCAATTAGAGATGTTTGTGAACTACGAGAAATCTAAAGGAAATATGTAGTGTAAAAAGACTATCCAAAAAAGTTAGATAGTCTTTTTTACATAACTTTTTCTTTTTTGGATTCACTCAAACAGATAGAAAATAATTTCTCTTTTGGATTATCCTCTTCTTGCAAAAGTAATAAAGCTTGTTTAATTAGATTAACTTCCCCTTCTTTGCTCTTCATCTTCTTCAATCTCCCTCTTTGTGTTTTTGTATTTTTTTTACAATAATTTCTTTTTTCTTCTTTCAGCAAAAAAAGAAATTTCTCCTAAAACTACAAATGACATCGTCAATTAAGACGATGTCATTTGTAATATATATAAACCTTTATTATGTATTTTACCAGCCGCCACCAGGGTCAACCATCATGTGTTGAATTGTAGGTTTTAAATCATTTGTACTAGGTTTTTCTTTTATAGAATCAGTGTTAATGAATAATGTAGCAGCTATTAATAGCGCAGGAATGATTGTAATTATTTTTTTCATTATTTCACCTCTTTCCGAAGACAATTATACCAATTATTCAAATTAAACCCAAGTGTATTTTTGGTAAATTCGAATAAAATATATTCCCTGATTTTTGACACATCAAAAGAGAACGTTTCATTAACTCTTCCTTTTTAGTACCTTCATATGTTAAACCTAAATATGCAGTCTGTATGTCTGTTAATCTTCCATTCTTCTCTTTTAATTGAATCAATAGTTTTCTCGCTTCAATCCTCTTACCTTGTTTAATCCTTAAATATGCTAGTTCACCTGGATGAACAACATCTACGCTACTAATTTCTTTATCATGATGAATCTTTAGAAATGATAATGTATGTTGCACCATTTTTCTTTTTCGCTCAATTCCATTAATCTTACTATCACCTAGCACTTCAAGAGTCTTTTCCAAATAATATTTTGCCTTCTCATATTCATTCGCTGAAAAAATATACGATTCTCCTAGCTTTAAATATGCATTTACTTTGGGAAAAGAAAAAAAGTTATCCCATTCAAGATCATCCAATAGTTCCATGCTAACATGCCTTGCTTCAATGACTTCACCACCCTGCAACGAAGTAACCGCAATGGCTTCTTTATATCGTAATTTATAACATTCTCGAATGTACCTATTACTTATTTTATTTATTTTTATTTCAAGAGATTTTAATCGCTCATTTAAAGCAGTAAAATTACCCGATTGATATTGCGCTTGACATAATAAAATTTCAATTAACACTTCCATCTCTGAGGTTCTTATTGATTTACTTTCGAGGCTTAATGCCTCATGGTACTGTATAGCATCAATCTCACCTATATATCGTCTATATATAATTCGATACACATTAGCAAATTCTCTATTTTCTGCTACCTTTGATTGTGACTCACTATTTATAATATTAATTAATAGATTAAACTTTCCCCTTAAAGCTAAATCCTCCATTGCCTCACGTAAGTTTTCTGATTTTGGTTTCGTTATATGTATATAATCTGTTAATAAATTTTCTTGAACCTGTATGCCTTTGTTTAATAGGATGACTGTCTTAGAAAGAAAGCCAAAACTCATGTCTGTGTTACCTTTAAAAACTTTTGTAACAGTACTTGGCTTAACTCCCCAATAATTTGCTAGTTTATTTTTCCTTATTCCAGCTGCACATAACTCTTTTTCAATTTGATTTAGAGCTTTCCACATGTTTTGTCCCCCTTATTGGAACAAGACACACTTCCCTATCATGAAAACGCACCTTAATGATGAATTACATCTAAAAGTTGTGTTATACTAGCCGTATATGTTACGCAAAGTCGTAACTAAAAGGCTCATGGCAAATGTTTTCCCTACTACAATTAGGGCAAACGGTGTAAAAGTGTTCCCAGCACAGTTACACACGCTATGGGTCTTTTTCGTTCCGTCAAATTATATTATTAAGAATATTCTATCACAAATAACCCAAACATCTATTCTCTCATATTCTGAAAATACTTGAGAAAATTAAAAATATTAATATACTCCTTGTTTTTTAGACTTCCTAAAAAATATGCAATATTGCATTTAATAATCGGAGTAGACTTTTCACTATTGTTTAACAACAAATGAATCTCCTACACTATAACTGAATTTATTTTTATATGGTAAAATATATCCATCGCTGATATGTCCAAACATGTAATTTTCATAGCAGCAAAATTACAACTAGACTTATACAACATGATTCAAAACAAAATGAAGGAGTGTTTTAAGTGAAAGGACATATTCGAAAAAGAGGAAATAAATATTGCATCGTTATTGATATCGGTCCTGATCCAGAGACAGGAAAAAGAAGACAGAAGTGGTTTTCTGGATATAAGACAAAAAAAGAAGCACAGGCCGATGTGGCAAAGAAGATTACAGAGTTGAATGAAGGAACTTTTATAGAACCATCTAAAGTTACGTTAAAGGATTATCTAAATCATTGGCTAGAAATTAAAAGTATGAGCATAGAAAAGAGTACCTTTGCTGGCTATAGGGCATTTATCAACCTACATGTTTTACCTAGTATAGGAATGGTCGCGCTCCATAAATTAAATGTTATGCACATTCAAAAATGCTATAAGACTGCGATAGATAAAGGGATTGCAAACAATTCTATTCTACTTATGCATAGAATTTTAAAGAGCGCTTTAAACCTAGCCATAAAACAAAATATTATTTCTCGAAATCCAGCAGATTTTGCTGAGATACCTAAAAAAGAAAAAACCCCTATCCAGACTTGGACAGAGGAAGAAGTAAAAAAGTTTTTAGCTCATTCACAAGAATCACGATATCACATTGGGTATCTACTTGCAATAACTACAGGTATGCGTCTGGGAGAAGTTTTAGGTTTACGATGGCAGGACATTGATTTTGAAAAACATACTGTTACAATAAATCAAACATCTGGTCATGACAATAAAATCAAAAAAACTGCAAAAACAAATTCATCAAAACGTACAATTCCTGTACCTAATGAAACAATAGCAGCCTTAAAAAAACATAAAATTTTAATCAATAAAGAGAAATTAAAGTTTGGTTCTGCTTATCTAGATCAAGATTTAATAAATTGTAATGAGTTTGGAAGAATAATCAAAAGAGCACATTTCAGAAAAAGTTTCATTAGGACGACACACAAAGTAGGTATAAAAGAAATTAAATTCCATGATTTAAGACATACACACGCAACTCTACTATTAAAACAAGGAGTTAACCCTAAAATCATCAGTGAGCGATTAGGTCATACAGATATTTCAATGACATTAAGTGTCTATTCTCATGTTTTACCAAATATGCAGGAAGAAGCAGTTAAAAACTTCGGTAAAAGTATCTTTGGATAACCTATGTTTGCAAAATGTTTGCATTTCATCAAAAAAAGTCAAACAAACGTTGTCATATCAAGGTTTGTTTGACCTATCATCTTATATTCTTGATAAAATCTCCGAATCCCTATTGAAATATTTAATAATGGAGCGTTCTCACCACCGCGGGTTATGCATTCGAATCGATATACATAGGAGAAAAAATCTTGTGTTTTTTCATCTTTTATCGGCCCTGACATCGCCTCACAAATATTTTGTGATCTAAGAGGGGAAAAATAGATTTCTTCTTCATTTGTATTTTCTAAATATATAGGACGCTCACAAAAAATATGTGAGATTAAAGCGGGCACCCACTTAGAATACGTTTCAATATCATGTAGTACTGGCAAATTAGAAATCAAATCGGATTGCCATTCATATTTTGGTGGTTCTACTAATCTATTTGGTTTCCAATCATGAATAATCTCATACCAACTTTGAAAAATATAATCGAGCTGCTCTTGTCTAATAGGTTCTTTCGATACAATCCATGGTGTATTTTCATTTAATACGTACGGGTTATGCTGAATAAACAATATATCCGAAAACATATCATACAATCTTTCATTCAAACGTTTCAACTTACTCGTTAATAAAAATGTCTTATAATGTATCTCTACGATGTCCAGCCATTCAATAGGAAAGTATATAAATGATACCTTTTCATTTAAAAGGGGTTCTACTATATTTTCAAATGTTAGCAGCCTTAATTTTTTCATAAAATGATTCCTTCCTTTCTTCAGTTGTCTTGATTATCAAAAAGCTAGAACAATAGTTACTTAATCTAATTCATTTAAACCAAGTATTTAAAAGAAACGTAAAAACTGTTTATCTACATAAATTATTATCAAACCGACTCTTTTAAAAATTCAAAGTAATTATCATGTATAACACCTCTATTATATTTAAATTTTGATACATTCGAATTATACATTACACTTAATGCATTGTACTTATCATTTACAATATCTTTACAAAAAAACCAAAAAAGAACACCTTAATTCGGTGCCCTTTTTACAAATATCAACCTTTATGTAATTGAACATATAGATAACAGTAATCCCCCAAATGAAATTGCTCCTAGTAAACCTACTACAACTCCTGTTAAACAAATACAATCAGCAAGACAAATAGAAGACTGCGATAATGGAACAAATGACCTACTTGTACTCGAACCATATTGTTTTATTTTCTCATAATTCACATCTAACATTAGATGTAAACATGTTACACCATCCTCAATAGTATGTAGAGGTTCTTTTTCTAATCGCTCCAATAATTTACTATCAAAAGCAACTGATAGAGGATACTGCTTATCTAATTTCATATTTTGATAAATTAGTTGCAAACGAGATAATATATTGTTTTTCTTCTTTTCAGATGTTACTGTACATTTCATTTTATTAAATTCATTTAATAACAGTGTCAATTCATCTCTTTTTCCGTATAAATCTTTAGCTATTTTTCTCTTTAGTTTATACGAATGGATAATAGATTTTAGTTCAATCATATTCATACACTTCCTAATTACATATTATTTACCCAATTATTTTATAGATAAACAGTACTTTTTAATCTTATTTAAATTACACTCAAGCATCTTCACTTACTATCGATTAACATTACATTAACCTTACAAAGTTGTAATAAATTCATTAGCTAGAAGAAATCAATCCCTAAACCAGACAGATATTTGATGATAAAACCATAAGAAAAAAGCAATGATTAGATTTTAAATCTAGTCATTGCTTTATCAATCACCTCTTGATTACATCTATATATCTTATTGTTACTCTTTCACTTGAATGATTGAATATATCCATTAATAATGGCTATATTCTTTGTCGGCACGTACATATATAAAACTAATGTTTTTTAATTGATAAAGTGAAGCTTTAATTAGCCCTCACCAATCGGGCTTTTATGGGTAGTCCGCCACTTTGCTCTCGCTGAATTTTTTTAGGGTCTTACTGCCCGGCAAATAGCAGGATAAATGCAATCAATATTCATACGTTATAATAGTACCAGTAGTATCAGTAGTACCACTAAAACCATCAAAACAGTTAGAGCAACCACCACAGCCGCCACAACCTCCGCAACCTCCGCAACCAAAACAACCGAAGCAACCAATACAACGGAATCCACCACAACGGAATCCGCCACAACGACCTCCACCACAACCACCACAACGACCACAACCGCCACAGCGACGAGCAGCATCTTCAATATAGTAATATGGATATTGATTTTGCTGGTCCCAATAGACAATATTTCCAGATCGGTAATCATTAAGACTTAACGCTTGTAGTTCTTGTTGAAACTGATTCATTTTCATAACCTCCGTTTATAAAATACAACCTCATTGATGCTTCCCTATATTTCTGTTCGTTACATCTAAGTAAAAATAGCGCTATAAACTAAGTTCAATACGTACACCAACAAAGTATGACTTATCACTAAATGATGCACCTTGTTCATATACCTATTTTTGCTATGGGCTCATTTTTATAAAGTGAAACTTTAATCAGTGGGGGGAGTTCATCCCCCGCTGATTATTAGCCCTCACCAATCAGGCTTTTACGAACAGCCCGTTAATGCGGGATAAATAAAAATTAAAAAATATGAATTCTAGCGTCATATCTTCATACCTACTAAATTCAATTAATTTCTCAATAATTATGTTGCCATATCCTATATATTTCCGTCTGCCGCTTAGATTTTTCTGTACTGTAAATGCCTTTCGCTATAACACCTCCAAGTAACCGGTTTCTATGACGGATAAAAAATTCCTACAAAGAAAAAAACCCTTATTAGGGCTTTTCATTCTATTTCTCCAGCAAAACTCTCTATGAAATTCCTAATAGAAAAAAGACACACTTAGATTGATGCGTCTTTTTGTGATACCTCTTTTGTGAAATCATATAAAGCAATTGCGCCTAAAAGAACAAGTATACCTTGAGGAACATCTAGCAAAATAGTTTTCCAAATTTCTGGAATTACCCATTTAATATCTGCTGCTGTTTCAAGATATGTTTGGAAATAGCTGATTGTAAAATTAATTATCCCTAAAAATACAAACAACGATAAACCAAATCGAATTAATTTCTTATTTGTAAACATATAACACCTCTCAAAATTCAT